CTTCGTAGTTATTCCGCCTAAGCAAAAACTCCACCAAACTCTCCTTGTAAATCAGCCAGCACCCTCCTTTTCCTCTTTTCCCTTTTTCTGTTCTCCGTGGACTGAGCTTTATAGCGAAGATTTCTCCTCGTTGGCAGTAGTAATGCACCAGCCTTTGAGATACACCAAGCAGCTTTGCTACCTCACCCGTCTTCAAAAATAAGCTTTCGTATTTTTCAAGCTCCCTCTCAATTTTTTTAACATCGTCAAGATCGTGAAGTAATCCCATAGCCTACAGTAAAAATATAAACATCGCAAAATGCGAAAAGGCTAAAAACCCTTAGTTCTATCTTTCCACACTATGCCCGAAGTTCGTAATATACCGACTGATAGACTGAAATGGCTTGACAGAGAAAGTGAAAGAGAGAAACTACCAGAAGACTATTTCCTTGACCCAAAAAACCGCAGATACCCATACAGAAACAAAGACGGTTCTATTAACTGCTACATGCTTAGATATGCAATAAGACTTGCAGGCATGCACGGAGACGATGGCATCAAAGCAAAAGCGGAAGAACTCTACAACAAGCATTGCGGAGGTGATAAGTGATGGAGGAAAGGCAAGAACAGCAAACACAAGAACAAACCCAAACACAACAACAAACCGAGCAGAAAGTAGAAACCATCAATGTAGAAGAAGTCGTAAAAAGACATCTTGACGAGCAGGCAAGGTATCTTGGCTTTGAAAGCTGGGATGATATGCAAGCACAGCTATTAGAGCAGAAAGGCAAACTCTATGAAGCTTTGGAACAAGAGAGGAAGAAAGCTAAAGAGATAGAAAAGCAATACAAAGAACAGCTAAAGCAACTGCAGAAAGAGAAAGAAGAACTTCTCACAGAATATCAAGTTAAAAGCAAACTTGCAGACAAGGTGATAAACGCAGATAAAGCTTTGAAGCTACTGAAAGCAGAAAAGAAGATAGAAGTCAAAGACGGTAAGGTGCTTATTGACGGCGAAGATGTGGATACTGCTATTGAGAAGTTTTTGAATGAAAATCCCTTCCTCGTCAAAGCCGTCGGCGGTTCTGGTGCTCCGCATGCCACAGAAAAGACAGAACCGCAAAGCCCTGAAGACCGCTTAAAACAAGCTTTGAAAAAACTTTTAGGAGGTGCTAAGTAATGAGTGTATTGAGCGTTTTAGCAGGTAAGCTTTCCGCAGAGACAACAGAGAGGGCAGTCATTGAGTATATGGCAGACAAGGATGAGCTGTTTGCCCTGCTGCCCTTCACAAAAAGCCCTACTAACATCTACAGCTGGTATAGGACTGGAGATGTTCCCACTGCGTCGGTAGTAGACCCTTACGGAACCATTCCCGAGGTGGACACAGTCGGCACTGTAATGCAGAACAAAATCTCCATGATCGCCGCAGATGTGGTCGTTTACAACTTTGAAGCTACCGCAGTAGAACAGCTTGTAGACCGTGTGCTTGAGAAAACGCTTGCGGCTTCAGAAGCCATCACGAGAGCGTTCAAGAGGTTGTTTATCACTGGGAACCAAGCCAATCCTAATGAGTTTGACGGGCTTGACAGGTTTGTAGATGCGAGTATGATCGTGGATGCTGGTTCAGGCGGTGCTCCCATTTCGTTCCAGCTGTTAGACCAGCTTTTGGAAAAATTCCCTGCCGGAGCAGAACCCACCGCCATCATAGTGCATCCACGCACATATCTCAGCATTAAAGCATTGCTTAGAACTCTGTATATAAATCCTGAACATGTGATGTTGCCTGACTTCGGAAGGCCCGTCATGGCTTACAACGGAATTCCAATCCTTAGAAATGAATACATCCCGATCACGACCGGACTAACCTCTGTATACGCCGTCAGACTCGGGCAAACTGCAGTGCACGGCGTTTATATGGGGGACAACGCGGGCGTGGTGATAGAAGAAGTAGGCAAGGTTCAGGACAAAGATGCGAGGAAGTGGAGACTGAAGTGGTATGTCTCTATGGCATCTAAGAACAAGTGGGATGTAGCGAAGATAACCAACATCAATAACTAATCATGAAGAGAGTAAAAATCCCTTGGCAAGGTGATAGCCCCCTCTACTTCCCCGGGGGCGTTATTCACTTCAAGGACGGCGTGTCCGTGGAGCCCGTGCCCGAGCAACTCCTGAGGCGTCTTATAGCCATATACGGTAATCAGATAGAGGTTATTGAAGATGAAAATAGAACTGAAGATAAAGAAACTCCCGAAAATCCTGCAAGAAGACATAGCAGAAAAAAGCCTTAGGAGGGCGGTTATGATAGCAGCGGAGACATATGTGAAAGACATTCACGATTGGATAGATAGCGGGCGGGCTTTCAAGCCACGCACGGGGAATTTGCAAAGGTCTATAACATGGTATATGGCATCAGAGAACTCCGCACGCATAATAGGACAGGCGGACTACGCCAAGTTCGTGGAGTTTGGGACAAAGCCACATGCTATACTCCCAAAACGGAGGAAAGCATTGAAAATCCCAACTCCGGAGGGCTACATCTTCAGAAAGAGGGTCAACCATCCCGGTAGCAAGCCATACCCATTCTTCTTTGCAAATCTGCAGGATAGAGCCAGGAGGGTGGCTGTAGAGTTTATGAGGGCTCTGGAGGGTGGAATATGAGTTTTATGTTTATTACAAACGCAGACTTTGCAGATGAACCCATAAGCCCGTCTGATACCGATATAAGCTTTGCTAATATCTTTACAGAAAGAACATTAGCCTTGTTTGGTGTCCAACCTGAGGATTTAAATCAAGCAGGGCTTGAGTGGGCAAAAGAGTATGCAAAAATCGTCGCACTCAGAAGACTGTATCTGAGATTAGCCCAGTCTGAGGACAGTAAATACTACGAGAAGTCCGATATGTATCTCAAGATGCAGAATGAACTGCAAGCCCTTTTCAACGCCCAGACGATGACCACAACAGGAACCGCACCTAAATCCTACGAGGTGAAAAGGGCATGAGACTTTTAGATTTGTATGCCCAATTGAACGCATTATTCCCAGATTACACACAAACCCTCGGATACAAAAACCCCGAAGAGTTAAGGGCAGATGTGCAAAAGCTTATGAGTGTGTTTTTAGAGAGAGAACAGATAGACAGAAACGGCACAGTCTCAAGCTTTGTTATCATCGTAGCACACAAAAAGAAACTTTCTCAGTTTGACGAGTTTCAGTCTGAAGTTGATGCAATTTTGCAGAAGATTTACAGCAAGCTACCCTTGACAGATTTCACAGTTGAGTATGCAAATAACGACATCTATTTATTCGCTTTAATCCGTGCACAAGCCAAGAGGAGGCTACTATGAGCTACGAGTATAGACCGCTTAATCAAGAGACCCTAAGAAGGATAATAAGAACAAGGGCGATAACCGTTAACGGCAGAGTTCAAATAAGCCTTGACCCTGAGGCAAGGTGGGTGATTATTCAGAATGTCTCGGACGCTGAAGTCTATGTTGGAAACGATACAGTAGACAACACGAACGGATTTAAGCTTGCCTCGGGAGACGCTATCTCCTTTAACTTCCTACCCGGCTTTGAAGTTTATGTGTATGCAAACAATAAAGAAATCAGAGTTATGGAGGTGGAATGATGAGATACTGGAGGAGTTCAAAAGTATCCTCTGCCGATACCGATGCCGACACCGTAGATGGCTTTCATGTAAGTCTAACACCAGTACCTAATGTGATAGTGCCTCTTGATGCGAGTGGGATTTTGGATTTGAGTGCAACTTATGTGAAGAGTGATGTCTATACATTCAGAAGAGTGAATTTAACCAATGCAACAAGTGATTATGAGTTGCAAGTAGGAGAAGAGGCGATAATAAATCTTATAAATACTGATGTAGTGCCGTTGAGGATTGCGACGAGTAGTAATAGACTTTATGAAATATACATCTACAGTTCTGGCTTAGTAAGTTCTCCTTATAACATAGCACCAAACAATACATTTTACAATTCAAGTTTTTCTTGGGTGGGTATAACATGGCATAGTAATACTTCTTCTCCTTCCTATGTATCTGAAAACAGCACAAATGCTTTTAAATTGATGACTTATTCATTATCCGTTGTTTATGCTATAATAGACACAACAAGCAGAATAATACAGGGATTTTCTGGATATAAAACCACAGGTTTAACACGATATAGTAAGTTTGTAAGTGCTTGGTATTCTAATTTAGTGGATTGGACAAGTCTTGGAACGTTATACTTTGGCAGTTCCTCAACAGGTTATGTTTTAATAAGGAGGTTAGCATGATGAAAATGAAAGTTTGGGCTTTCATTCACCCAGACCTTAAAACTCTTTGCTGTGCCCTATTACAAGAAGCTGTTCCTGAAGGTGTTGAAGCTGTAGAACTTGAAGTAGAAACTCCTGATGATGTTATATATGACAACGGACAAATCAGGTTGAAAACGGAAACAGAAAAGCTTGAAGAAGAAAAGCAAAGAAAACTTGCAGAACTGAAGAACTATGTAGCAAACCTCCTTGAACCGACTGACTATGTTGTAGTTAGAATAGCAGAAGCAGAGGTAAAAGAAGACACAAACACAGTAGAACAGCTTAAGCAAAAACACGCAACACAACTCCAG